TTGTTGTTGCGCTTGCATTGCAGCCTCTTGCTGTTTCTGTGCGATTAGCTGCTGTTCACTTTCAAACGTAACTGGCAAATAATAACGCTCTGCGTTTTTCAAGCCTACAGCCGCCAACATATCTGCAAGAGTATTACGAACATTGGTCATTGTCACCAACCCATTGTTCGGGCCGTATTGCTGCCACACGCTCATTTGCATCTGTAGCGTTTCACGCAAGACCGCAGCCTTTTCGTTTTCGCGCCCAGTGCCAACACCCACGTTTACAATCAAGTCCATGTCTGCATTCCAGACGCGCGGATCAACTGCGACGAACTGGTTATTTAGACGGATGATTTCTTCTTTGTCAGTGTTCTTAATAATGGTGGACGCAATCAACTTAAACAGGCGTTTCATGCCGCCCTCTGCAAAGTTACGCGCAATAACCTCTGCCTGACCCGCAGCACCTTCCATAGTAGCCGCAACTGCTGTAGCCGTAGCACTTTGCAAAACATCAGGATCAAGACCCTGTGCCGCCTTAGATACGCCAGTTTTATTGTCTACCAACATATCAAAGTATTGTAGTGCAGGGAGCGTAGAACCCGCTGTGAAAGGCACAACTTGCTCACGAATGCTTCCAGGTTGCTTAACTCTGACGATGCGCCCAATCTCGTTGTTTAGTAGGTCATCTACTGAAACTTGACCGTCTACAATTTCCAAGCCTGGGTTATTTGTCAGTGCCACGTTATCAAGAACACCGCGCAGCATCGCTGTAGCCGCGTCCTGATCGTCCATAACCAAATCAACAAGGCTGCGTCCAAAGAATGCGTGTGGCTCTGGGTCACACTCAAACACCGCAAACGGCACTTCGTCTGCTAGTTCATAAGACAACATCTTGTAGTTCGTGCCAGCCAAGATGAATTGGTAAAGCTGCGGAATGCCTGTGCCTTCCACGTCCACCTTCATATAAGCCTCAGTTACCACAACTTTCTTAGAGGTTGGGTCTGCGCTTTCGTCATCATCTTCGTCTACAGCATAGCCACGGCGTTCATATTCTGCCTCTGCTTCAAACGTAGCCATAGACCCTTGCAAGCCAAACAACTCATCTTCGTCATAACCCATTGCAATTAGATCACCCACGGTCATGTCTGTGCGGTGGCCTATTACAAAGAAATCATCAATAGAACGCGCGTTTCTATCAATGAAGAACTCCTCTGGCGGGATGCTTTCAATAAGAATATCACCATCAGGGATTTGGCGGCTAACCTTTGCATCGTGAATAGGACGCTCAATCTCAACGCCCATTTCATCAATTTCTATGCTTGCCGTAACCGTATGCTCTAGAACCTCAATATCATCTGGCTCTACCATATACTGGTATTCTTCGTCCGTTAGGTTGGTAACAGTGTAGATTTCGCTGCGGGTTTTGTCCTCAAACATCACCTTCGCAATGCCTGTTTTCTTTACCATCGCATCTTGGAAAACATCACTTAGCAAGCGATAACCGTTGTTCTGCATAAACTTATAGTTTGCATAACGTGTCATTTGCTCTGCAACTTGCACATCCTCTGGCATACGAGGCACAAACTCAACAGGGTTTTCTGTGCTTAGAAATACGCGCTGAATAGATGGTTTAATACCGCGAACAACGTCACGGCACTTTGTAGCAACAACTCTAGAACGCCCATCCTCAAAGCCAATGTCTACCTCACCATCAAAGTAGCGTTGTGCTTTTAGTCTTGGCTCAGATATTTCAGCCTCAATAAAGTCCACAGCATCTTGCACAGCCTTTTGGATGATGCCTTCAACCGTCATTTCGTCCATTGGTTCAATGCGCATATCTGTTTCCTTTATTGTGCCGTATTAGCTTGTTGTGCCGATAGCGTTCTTAGAATTGTTGCGGCTTCTGCTGCTAAATAACCGTCACCGCCTGCAATCCTCTGCAATGGCCCCATATCTTTTTTTGCAGCTGCATTTAACGCGCGTAAGAAACTTTTGTTTGTCATCGCTGCACCGCTTGCAAGATTTAACGCAGCAATCCCCACAGCAGTTTTAAACTGACCAGACGCTATCAGGGCACCTAAAGCACCAACCGATAGAACATTGCCTGTTCGTGATCTGTTAATATCTAAAGATGCATCTTTAGCCATATCTGCAATTTTTGCAAATTCGTTCAGCTCTTTGTCTAATTCTCCGAAAACAACTTTTCGGGATGTTGGTTCCATGCGATTATAATTCGTAACAAAAGTGCTTGGAGAAAAAACTTCGCCCTCAATAGGTGCTTGTCCTGGCTTACTACGTCCTAAATTACTTATTAGCGTAGATCGGAAGCTATCAAAATCATCTTTTGGCAAACTCTTTTTTATCTGCATGATTTGCGCAGTGCTTTGCTTCACATTTCCCTCTAGAAGCATGTTTTCTAGCCTTCTGTAAGCTGCTGTTTCACCGTCTGCACCCGTAATTTTTGATAAAGTGTCGTCTATTCGCTTTCTACCCGCGCTGTAAAAATCATTTGCACGTTTCCACGCCTTATATGCCTCTGGGCCTTTTGCCCTTGCAGCAGCTTCCATGTCAGCAGATAAGGTGCCATAAAGTTTTTTAATTTCACCTTGATCCATGTCAGCCAACGGCCCCTTTATATTGCCAATAGACTGACCCAACTTTGTGCGTAGTCGCTTAATCGCGCCATAAGGGATTTGCTGACCTGGGCCTATACCCTCAAGCAAAGAAGCAAATCTATTAACACCCAAAAATTCTGCAATTTTCGGTGATTGCTGTGCAATATTCATTATATCTTGTAACGCAGCCGCAGTATTTGGCGCAGTAATCATATCATTTGGATCAACGAAATTATCTAATTGCCCATAAAGTGCTTCACTTTTTCTTGTAAAATCATTTACAAAGGTTTCTGCACCTGTGCGCAACGCCGCACCAGCAGCTTCTTTTGTTGTTGGAACACCCGCTTTTTCCGCAATGTCACGACCCGCTTCTTCTAGCTCACCAACTACACGTTGTGTTCCGCGCTGTATCATACCAGAAGAAATAGGTGATGCTTCCAAACCGCCCTCCAACATAGATGCAGCTTGCCCTTGCATAGAAGCACTAGGTAAAACGCCCATTTCTTCCGCAATTCTTGCTCGTTCCATGCGAGGTGTCATTTCACCAATTTCACGCGCACTAGGGATTGCTTTACCCGCAGTAACTTGCCGACCCAATCGTGTTGCACCACTTGTAACACCAGCCAACTCAGGAACAGCCACTTCACCCATCATCATCAAGTCACGCGCCAACTTGCGCTCTTGTGTTCTGTCCCCTGCAATCAACTCTGCTGCCAAGCCTGCCGCACCCGCGTAACCCGCACCTAGCGCAGATAGTCCTGTCATGCCGACATCGCCTGCACGTTGAAGGAATGAACGCTCTGGATCGGCTGCACGTTGACGATAGAATTGTAAGGCTTCTAATGGTTGCTCCATTGCTTCGGCAGTAACATCACCGAATACGTTTTCGCGCTTTACACCAGGCGTTCCAATATCTGGACCTGGAAGCATTGCTTCTGCTGCTTTTTCGCCAAGAAAGTTTCCTAGTTCTTCCTCAGCCTGATCCATTGTCTGGGCTTCTACTTCGTAGATTTTACCGCCATATTCAATTTCATAAACTGGCATTAGTTGCTACTCCCAGAACCTGTGTCTTTCTTTTCTCTAATTCTTGCGCCACTGTCTCGCACAGTCCAACCACCATCATCAGTTGAAGATTGCTGCGTTGCTTGATTGTTTGCCGCGTTAGGTTGCACCTCTGAAGCCCCACCATCTGTAACAGTCTTAGCAGTATTTCCGTTAAACGGGCCTTTGTAAGGGTTGTTTACTGTCGCCTTATCACGCGCTAAACGCATACCTTCCAAAATTACATTCTTTAGATTGCGCAACTCACCAATATATGCACCTGGTGATACAAAGCGGTTATTAAGATCAATCATAGATGCTTCAGCTTTTGCACCTTCAATTTCGGTAATCTGACCGCCACCTTTAAGACGTTGGAACGCTTCTAAGAATACGCTACCTTGCAAACGTGAAATCTTTTGCAATAAGTCAATTCCACCGCTTCCTATATAAGCTCTTGCACCTATTGTGCTTGGCGTCACACGACCCTGCAAATCACCTAAGATGTTTGGTATTTCACCACTATCAATAATTTCATCTATTAGAGCGACCGCTGCATTTGATCGTGCCAAGGTCGCTGGAAGTTCAGAAATCGCTTCTGCTGACATCTTACCAGCTTGCTTTTCTGCTTCCACCTCACCCACATTTTTGTCAACGGTTCCAAGAAGTTCATTTGTGATTGGGTCACGCAATTCAAAATGTGTGCCTGCATCAATCTTTTCAACGCCTTTCGCTAACTTGAAACCCTCTGGCAGGTCAGATACTTTTTGTTCACCAGTGCTTGAGAACTGAACAACTTTTACATTACCGTCCGCATCTTTAATAAAGTGAGGTGTCATGCCAAACGTTGCTTTAGTGGGCTTAGAACGCTGCATATATTGAGTATAAACAGCCCTTGCATCCATGCCGCTTTCAATAGCTTGTGCATAAGGCTCGCCACCAGGTTGAGTTTTTAACCATGCCGCAGTGCGGTTTGCTGTTTGTTGGATTTCTTGTTTTTCTAAATCTTGCGCTGCAATCTCTCCAAGACGCTCACCAACGCTGCTGCGACTAAATGATGATAAAACCTGACGTGTGCGGGGATCGCGTAGAATACCCATCAAGCCCCTCGGTTCTTGTTGCATTTGCTGCATTTGCGGTGCTGTAGGTTGCTGTCCGTCCATCTTCGGCCCCTTGTATCCAGCAAAGGCTTTCGCGCCCTGCGTCTCAAAAATATATTTACCAATGCGATCTTGCGTGGCTTTGTCAAACTTCTGGCTGGGATCAATGCCCAATGCCTTCACCGCATCGCGTAGCGTAGTCCCAACAACTTGATATGCCCCCACAGGCGTAGCAACACCCTTTTCTGGGTCTGGGCGTGTGCGCTTCACATACTGCCCATATTCACCGCTTGGATTGGTGAAATCCAAAATATCAGCGATAGACATTTCAGAAACTTGAACGCCCTCAAATCTTCCACCTGGTCTGTTTTGATAACCAAACAAAGCATTGTAATCGCCGCCGCTTTCACCCGCGAAAATGCCCTGCTGTATTTCTTGCCACGTTGCCATCAATTACCCCTAGAAAGGTAGCCCTGGTATTGAACCAATCCCTGATAGAATATCAAACAAACCTGGCGATCCTGATGTTGTCATTCGTTGGCTAGGTAGTTGGCCTAGAATGCCTGTGCCTGTCTGTAGTGCCTGACCAGGATAACCAAGGTTAGCTAGTGTTTGCTGACGCGCTGCATTTAGCATTGCTTGTTGTTGCTGTTGCGCTCTTGCCGCTGCCGCTTGTTGTTGCTGCAAGCCCTGCATACCTTGCCCAAACATCTGACCGCCTAAACCACGCAAACCACCTGCTGCACCCGCTTGAACACCAGCCGCTTGGAATTGTCCTTGATAGTTGGCTTGATTTGCCGCTTGCTCAAGTTGGGCTTGCTGTAGTGCAAACTGATTAGCCGCTTGCATATTACCCGCACGGGCCGCTTGCTCTCTTGCTGCTGCCGCTTCACGCGCTTGCTGTGCAAGTTGTGATGCTTGGAATTGTTGCTGAGAAGCCATTGTCCGCGCTGCTTGTGTCTGCCCAATGTCAAACTGACCAGAACGCAATGCTGTTTCAAATGCTTGTTGGCGTTGCTGTGCTGATAACGCACCCGCTTGGCGTAAAGCCTCACCCGCTAAAACACCCTCTTGCACAGCCTGACGTGAGCCACCGAATGCCCCTGCGCGTTGTGCTTGTGCCGCTAAGTTCTCAGAAGCCAACTGACGCTGACGCTCAATGTCCGCTTGTCCCGCTTCAATAACTTGCTGTTGATAAGGCGACATATATGGCTGCAAGTTTGTTGTGGCTAACTGACCAACTTGTATTTGACCAGGTGCTTGCGCTGCTTGAACCGCACCAACACCCTGCATCGTTTGCGCTGGGCCTATTTGTGCCGCTTGCATCGCTGTCGGCGTAAAGCTGCCTAAACGTCCGTAAATATCACCCGCTTGCGTTTGATACTGTTGAGCTTGTCCAAAAACATTTGATGTATTGGGTATCATGGCTTAACCCCTTCCAAACATGCGATCTATAGCGCGTGAAACTACAGTGCCAGGTGGATCATATGAACTGTCGGTTAAAGAACGTGACAAATCAGAACCAAAAGTGCTTTCTGCTGGTGTAGCTGGCGTTGTATACCCTGCTATGGCTGGCATAGAAGTCATATTCGGATAATCACCAGTTTGCGGAACACCACTGCGCCGCCGCGCATTTTCTCTTGCCTGATCCATAAACTCACGCATATTTGGCCCATCATCACCACCAGTGGATGCCACAGGTTCCGTAGCCATAGGATCAGCATAACCATATGAACGCTCGCCAAACTCACCTGTTACTGGATCCATGTAGAACGAACGCAGGTAATCGTATTGTCCAGGATAACGCTCTTCATACGATGTTTCCATTTGCTCTTGGAAAGGTTGGCTAGTGTAAACTTCCATCCCGCCGACTGTAGTTGTAGGCATAGAAGGGGGCGCAACAGCTTCTAAACCCAAAGAACTAAGCAAAGCGTTTGTGCCGCTGTATTGTGCTTGTGGTGCAACCGCCATGTATTGTGGAACATTTACTGGCCCTGCTGAATATTGCATCAGCATTTGGTTAAGTAAAAAGTCCCTTGCTCGTTTTGTTTCTGGGTCAAGTTGACCAGTTTGGTCTGGCTTGCCGAACAAAAAATCAAAAACACCCATTGTTTTACTCCGAAATCCTTAATGCTTTATAGCACATTTTGTTTCCCTTGACACCCCTAGCCATGCAACCTCGTAATTGCAATCGTTGACGCAGGCGCGGCAGGCGCAAATGCAGTTGCAGTTGTGGCATCTAAAAACCCGCTTGTGCTATCTACTGCCCACATAGCCTCTAAATAATCATTGGCACTTACATCAAAAATTGCAGAGCGTGACACAACCAGCACCGAACCGTTTTGGTGCAGCGCGTTTTTCATTGTTGATCCCGTAACGTCAGTTCCGTTAATGCGAGGCCAAAACCAGAAATTTACTGTGCTGCTAGACGTTGATGCAATTTGAGCCGAAAAGCTAATCATGTATTGACCAGCTTCAGCGAACACAAGGCGACTTGCAGGCGTTCCGTTAGTTACACCCTCTGCAATGCTAGATGTGTATGTTAGTGCATAGGCTGTGTTTATAGCTGCCGCTGTTTGATCTGTCGTGACTGCGCCAGCGTATTGACCATCCTCTAAAACGATCTGCACAAACGCGCCATCTTTAGACACAACAGGATACTTGTTCGTGCGATCCCACAGAATAACGCCATCTTCAGAGGCAGAGCTATACTGATCCTTGGCGTCTAGCTGATTGAGAGCCTTGCCAAGAAACTTACGGATATTCTCTGCCCATGCCTGAATGTCTGGCGTAAACGGTGGGACAATTCTCATCTGCGCCCACCCTGCCGCGCATCAAGTCGCATGATGCCCACGCGCCAATCTGCATCCTCTGCGCCCTCGACCCGCATACGAACTTGCCGACCTTGGAAGCGCACTGATGTTGGGTTGCTCATACTGAATGGCCCGAACTCACGCTCCTCGCCATTCGGATAAAAGCGTGTCTTGAATTTTGCGCTTACATCACCCTGCGTTTTTTCGTCTGGGATTAATTCCACAACGCTCATTAAGTTATCGCCTGAACCAATCGCAATCGGGCCTGTTTCCGCGTGTGGAGTGTCTGAGCCATAATCGTATCCAATCTCATGCTCATATAAAACACCGCCGCTTGCAATAAATAGCGGTTGACGGAATACGCCGCGATCTACGCCTGCGGTGCGATCCATGTTTCCTGTCGTCCAGATGTTTTCAACATAATCATATGCAACGTAGCGATCACATTCTGTTGATCCGCTTGATGGGTAGAACCACCAGATTTCATTCCATGCTGAATTGACGACTGCACTAATCTTGCTGCGCTGATCGTTGTTTATGTCTGAGAATACATAATCACCGACTTCACAAGGCACCTCTTGAACTCGACCGCCAGCGTAAACAAAAAAGCTGCGGCGACCCATCCAGAATACACCATTATCAACAGACGCTGCTGCGCCTGCGCCGATTAAGCCACACGATGTGCCGACACGCTCTAGGCCGTATACGAAGGGTGGCCCTTGATAGGTCATGGTGTGACAGTCTTCTGATGTAAGGATAACCGACTGACCGCGTGTTCTAAGCCCGCGCAGAATAGTGCCGTTTGTCTGGATGTTTAGATCACCCGCTTGGTTCGTTGCTGCTGCAGTCCAAGTTGTATTGTCCTCTTGGTCTGACCACTGCACCTTGCGAGGATCACCGCCCGCGCCAAAGCATACAACAAAGCGTTCTTCTGTGACCATAAACCCAGTGTTGCTTGTTGGCGCATTGCTCACCTGTGCCGCAGTCGACGCCGCTAAGTCCCACTCATACAGCTTTCCGTCATCTGGCGACATGGCAAGCAAGTATTCGCCCCAGTTGTCTAGCGACCAAACCGTGGCAGGTTGCAATGTAGAGGCGTCTTGCCTCGCAACACCGTATTCTTCGTAACCGTAGAAGCTACCGCCGTAGGCACTGTTTACATCTGCGCTGACGCGGCCTGCTGTTAATCCTGCTGGAGTTATATCAGTAGTCGTGCCGCCTGCGGTGATTGCGTAGAGCTTATTGTGTGTCCCAGCAGCTAGATACCTGTTCCCAGTGTTGCTTTCCCAAGCAATCATAGAACGCGCTGTTCCGCTTAAATCTACCGACCCACGCTGTCTCCAGCCACCTATTGGACGTAGTGCATCTTCGTGCCAGCGAACAAGATTGACGTCACGCCAGCGACCCTGTGACATCAAGTCAGTGCCGTTGCGATACGCCCCTTTCGGGATTTGCAATGGTATGAGAGGCATTAAGCATTACTCCCTCTCAATTAAGGTTTAGTAGGCCAGTCGTCGTCGTTTAGATTAGGCCAATTCGCATGAGATGTAATGTCACGCAGAGCCTGACGATATGTCGCCATTTCTGTGCTCAGAGTATTGTCCGAAAGTGCAAGGTAATCTGTTGCAGCTAGTCTACCGTCACGATCTGCACGATTACTAGCGGCAGTGTTATCGTCATACTCTTGAACTTCCTCAGCAGTCTTATCTGTAGTAGTCCACCCGACAGTCCAGCTACCATTCACCAATGTAGGTGAAGCTTCTTGTTCTGTCTTTTGAGTGCGTTCATCAATGCTTGGCATGTCTGTATATACGACAGTGTATACGCCATAGCTCTCTAGCATTTCACTAGGGATTTGCTTTGGGAATGATGTGTTGGGGTTATCACGGCGTAGTTGCCCTACGGAATAGGGGTATGTGTCTACATTACCGTTTGTAATTTTAACGTGCATTTTGAGTTTCCTTTACATTTCCGTTAAGGTTTCGTTTGCAGATACATTGCCAGTTGTAATCGTGCTTGTTGTATCCAAAAATGTCTCACCAGCGTTTGGACTTGTGCTGCTATTAAAGGATTGTGACGTTGATGTTAAGTCACTAGATGTTGTGGATGTTGCCGACCCTGCACTGATCGTAAATGATCCATACGAACCTATTACAGACGTTAAGTCGTTTGGTAGCTTAATGACAAGAAAGTCACTTACTCCGTCACCATAACCAGTTACAACAACATTATCATTTCCGTCTATTTCTAGTGCAGCAAAGTTTATATAACTCCCATCTGATATATAAATATTTGCAAGAATATTTCCTGAGCTATCTAGCTTCATTACTGGGCTGTCTGGATAAAAACCCCAAGCCACAAAAATATTGTCGTTACTATCTACAGCAATAGCTTTTCCCGGAACAAAGTTATTGCTGCCAGAAACTGTTATTTTTTTAAGCCATTGGAATACACCGCCTGAACTGTATTTTGCTATATATGCACCGCTTGAGCTTTGATAAATTAAGCCATAAATATTTCCAGAACTATCCGCTGCTACACCCATGCAACGAGAATTTCCTGACGCATGGTATAAAACTCTAATAAAATTAGGGTAGCCATTGCTTTTTGCGGTCTTCCCAATAAAAGCATCGTAGACACTGCCTGTTGTTCTTTTGTCACTTTGTCCACAAACTGCCATGTAGCCTGTGCTTGGCACCTCTGCTATGTCAAATCCTTTAATAAGATCAATGCTGCTATTGGTATTATCTCCAGACCATAATTTGAACAGCAAGGTTCCAGAACTATTGTGCTTTAATGTAAGGGTATCTGGCCGACCATTTGACCAACTTTCAGACCACCCATAAGAATACACATTGTCGCTTACATCACATGCTATGGACTCAGGATGTTCCTTGTTGGTAACTCCATTTTTTCTTTTCCAATTTTCATTTCCAGATGCATCTAAAGAAACTGTATTAAATGTTTCATTGCCAAAATCCATAGTGGTTGATATGACGTTATCATTACTATCAGTAGTTATTCCATAAGTGTAAGACTGTGAAACACCGTCTAAATATTTAGACCACTGCAAGGCACCATCAGTGTCTATTTTTGCAACCCAACCTCTGCGATCAGACCCTACGTTCATATATCCTGAAAAAACTATGTTGTTTTGGGTGTCTGTATCTATATCATAAATAGCGTGAGCAGTAGTGGGGCTTACATTTTCTTGGAAAATCCAATAGCTATCACCGCCA